CAGGCTCTTCGGAGCCTGTTTTTTTGACTTTTGTTTTGCAAGAGTATATACTGTGTTATGCCTCAGCGCCTTGTAATTACATTAGCCGACAATTTTGAATTGTGTTTTAACATAAGAAAAACACCCTTGGCTGAGTTATGGCTTGAACGAATGAGTCAACGACAGGCTTGGCTCATGGACAATCCTGATAGATTTTATGGGTTTGGCACTGCTCAACAAGAGCAAGATCGAGCAGTTGATATGATTCAACAATGCATTGCTACAATCAATCAATACCAGCCAATTGTTGATCGCGAATTTGAATACACACAAGATTGTTTAAACTATTTGCACAATATTTTTGAACAGTATCACGGTTTGCTAGACCAACAAACATCACAGTATTGGCTTGATGCTCCTGTTGAAGTACGCACAGCATTGGCCAATTTGAATTTGGCAGTTCACAGATGTGAAACTGCACTGAATTCACCTTGTCCTAGATTCGTTTGTACTTGGTTTGGCATGCCAAAAACCAAATGGTTAAATTCAGAAATCATGCGTGAGCATGGTGAGCTTGAGATCAAATTTGGCACTGTATATCTCAATTATTGTGAAATAGGAAAAACTCTAGAACATCTTGCACACGACAATGATACATACATAGGTGATGATGCGTTTCGCCCGTTTGGTTATTACAGTGCTGACTTCAATGTAACCATGTATGATCAAGATCTAAGACCCAAACTGGCAGGCATGCAAGATTACATCAATCAGCATGCTGAATTTTTTCATGATCGTGGCATTGAAACAGTGCATGACACACAGGCTCTGCCTTTTGTGTTTCCTGTAGCAGATTTGCAATACACCGGTGCACAGGACATGTTAATATCACAAATACAGTCACGACAATATGTTCACAATGTGATGATAGAATATGATTAAAGTTTTATTTCCTCCAGGATGTTATGGTCATTATTTGACTGGTTGTTTGTACAGTTACACCAATCTCAATACTACTAATTTCAAGTTTGAATTGGGACAAGATGGAAGCAGTCATGTATTTTGGAATCACAGTGATTGCAAAACTAAAATCATAAATCAACACTTGATGATTGCAAATCAATACTCATTTACTATTGGTGACAAGTACGCCGGTCCAACTGATACTGTCACAATTATTCCTGAACCTGATCACTATCTTGATTATATCAATAACCAGTATCGTAAATTTTACAACTACAATTTTGATAAATTTTTACAAGATAAATGGTGGCGCGAAGATTTAAAATCAAAATTGCATACCGTATGGAATATTGAAGATACCACTCAATCAATTCCCCAATGGGTTTTGCGTGAGTATTATTCTTTTGTATTTTTGGATTTTTTAGAAACAAATAACGATAGACAAACTTATGTAGATAGCGAGTGCGTGGCATCAATTTCTGCACAAGATTTTTTTGGAAATTTTAGCACAACACTAGAAAATCTTTGCGAAAAATTAAATTTACATCTTGATCTAACACATTTATCCAGCACACATGAAACGTTTCTGCAAAGACAAATATACCACAATACTCAATTGGCAATTGATCAGTGGATACAAGATCTTGTCACCCACAACACCACCGTCATTGCTGATCCTTGCAAAACATTTTTAGATGAGATTTATGTACAGGCAAAATTGCGAGCACACGGATACGAAATTCGTTGCAACGGGCTTGATCAATTTCCCAAAAACTTTAACCAAATGAAGAAATTAATATATAAAATATGAAACAGGCAACAATAGTAATCAAAGACGAAGTAAACATCAAGGTTGAAGGCCTGGACTTGGACGCTCGCAAGGCACTAGTCAGTGCTTTCAAATATGAAAATCCTGCCGCACGGTATTTGCCAGCAGTTCGACTGGGACGCTGGGATGGCAAGGTAGCATACTTCCAACTGGGCGGATCAACTTACGTGAACCTGCTGCCTGAGATCATGCCCATACTTGAGCGGCTTGACTATGATGTTGAACTGGATGACCAGCGTGACTATTCCAACACATTCAACTTTGAATCAGTAACTGAAACAAGTTTTGCACACGTGAAATGGCCACGGACACATCCGGCAGCTGGGGAACCTATTGTGTTGCGAGACTACCAGGTGGAAATTGTGAACAACTTCTTGGCCAATCCACAGTGTATACAAGAAGTGGCCACAGGTGCAGGCAAGACCATAATGACAGCGGCCTTGAGCAATGCAGTCACACCGTATGGACGCTCAATCGTTATTGTACCTAACAAGAGTCTTGTGACACAGACCGAAGCAGACTATATCAACATGGAGCAGGATGTTGGGGTGTACTTTGGTGATAGAAAAGAATACGGGCGTCAACATACCATATGCACCTGGCAGAGCCTGAACAATCTCTTGAAGAATACCAAGGCAGGCATAGGCGACTGCACCATAGGTGAGTTCCTTGAAGATGTGGTGTGCGTTATTGTTGATGAAGTACACATGGCCAAGGCAGATGCACTCAAAACCCTGTTAACAGGTGTGATGGCGCGAGTGCCAATTCGCTGGGGATTGACTGGAACTGTGCCTAAAGAAAAATTTGAGAGTCAAGCCTTGCTGGTGAGCCTGGGTCCAGTGATTGGCCGGCTCAGTGCCAGCGAGCTACAACAACAAGGTGTGCTGGCCAACTGTCATGTGAACATTGTGCAGTTGATTGATCATGTGGAGTACAAAGACTATCAAAGTGAACTAAAATACTTGCTGGAAGAATCAGGGAGACTGGATACCATGGCTGATTTAATAAATCGAGTCAACGAAACAGGCAATACTCTGGTGCTGGTAGACCGCACTGAGTGCGGTAGACAACTGGTGGAACGACTGGGCGACCGCGCAGTGTTTGTGTCAGGTGCAACCAAAACAAAAAATCGACAAGCAGAATATGATGAAGTGGCCGAAGCAACAGACAAAATTATTGTGGCCACATATGGAGTGGCTGCTGTGGGTATCAATATTCCCCGTATTTTTAATCTTGTGCTAGTAGAGCCTGGCAAAAGTTTTGTACGTGTCATCCAAAGTATTGGTCGTGGAATACGCAAAGCAGAAGACAAAGACCATGTTCAAATCTGGGACTTGACCAGCACCTGTAAATTTGCCAAGCGTCATTTGACCAAACGCAAACAGTTTTACAAAGAAGCCAACTATCCCTTTACACAAGAAAAACTTGATTGGATGAAACTAGGATGAGTTTAGATTTTATGAAAGACGACGGGGTATTCATGCCCATGCTCAATGACACTGGGCGAAATATTTTTTATAAAACTGCAATTGAAGCAGCAGTTCCGGGAAAAACAGTATGCGACATTGGAACAGGCACAGGATTTTTAAGTGTGCTGGCAGCACATGCTGGAGCAAAACATGTGATTGCAGTCGAAAGAAATTTGCAAAGGTATCAATATACCAAATCAATCATTGAAAAATTGCAACTAACTGATCGCATTGAGTTGGTGCATGGAGACTTTCTTGATCTTGATATCAAAGCAGATGTGTATGTGTCAGAAACTATCAACACACAAATATTTGGCGAAGACATCATAAAATTATCCAATCATGCACTGAAGCACGGCGGCGCATTTATACCTGGCCAGTTTAAAATTCACGCAGAAGTATATCAAATGCATCCAATATTTGTTGTTGACCAATCAGGGTCAGAAGCATTTGAATATCAGCCCGACATTGATGTTGATCCTGCTTTTGCTAATATAATTAATACTGATTTTCAGCGACAGCACAGTCTATCTGACACACGTTACTGTGCCAACCAACTCAATATGTTGTTTAAAATGCTGCCAGAGTTTACTGATCTAAAACTAACAAAATATTACCAAACTCAACCGATCACAGTTGACTTGAATCAATCAAACAATGAGTCGGGTCTCACGGTTACTATTCCTTTCGGCGCTGTTGCACAATTTCAACAAAGCATGTATGTTGTATTGTTCTGGCAGGCCGAGTATGGTCCTATAACAATGAACTGTAGAGATGTTTGGTTTGGTAATATCAGCAAACATATCATGGGAGCCACCACCGACATTGAGTTTCGTTACGATCCTCAAATACGCAACTGGCGGTTGACTTATTGATGCAAACCCTGTAAACTAAACACATGCGAATATTAACATTAGACAACATCCATTACGACCTAGATCATTTGCCTGAAGAAGTAGATGACATGCGATTTGCCATATTAGACAATAGCAACCCACAAGACCCAGACTATCATTTCATTCCCTTGATCTTTTTGGAAAGTTTCAATGCACCTGCACTGGTATTGCGCATTGGTGAGAACACAGTCAAGATGCCCATGGACTGGCAGATCCTCATTGGTGAACCAGAAGTAGGTGACTTGGAAGTTCTACCACTAACATCCATAAACGATCGTGGATTCAAAGTGTTTCAGTTTAACCCACTCACAAGTTTCCGCCCCAGTTTTCCGGACATTGAAATACTGGATGTGTATCACGAAGTGTCGTGGTATGCGCCCAAACTAAAGAATGGACAGTTACTGGCTGTGCCCCTAAACGATGATCCTGATCCTGACTGTGTGTACTTTGTGAAAGACATCAGTCGCAACTGTGAGATAGTAGATTACAACAAGGCTTGGTAACATGGCATACACCGAACCCGAAATATTTGAAATTGTCAATCGCTTGGCCAAGATTTACCTGGAAAGTTACCCAGAAGATCAGGCAGGACTAGAACGATTCCTGCGCTGGGCACATGCACAATATGGCTACAAGTATGGGAACTCTTAAACCCGGCGCCACTTATATCTACGAGCGTGTGGACAACGAAGTGTATGCTCGTGAAGCAGGCGCTGATCCCAGCACTAGGCAACTCATGGGTTACAGTTACGATCCTGTGACGGGACACCAAATTGATTATACCAAACAAACATCAACCGGAGATAGCTTGTTTGACCGTCTGCAGGAAGATAAAATGTGGGGTGAAATCCGACGCCTGGCCCGGACCAATCCCACTTTACAAGATGCTGTGGACCGTGTTATAATGATATACCGATTAATCATCAAAGTAGACAAGTGAGCGACAAACTAAACATTGCCAATGAGATGCGACAACTGGATCGCAAGAACAGAAACTTTTACAGCGAACTCACAGACGAAGAACGCAAGAAGTTCTCTAACTATCTCATGATTCGTTGGGCCAGTTGTGTGGAAGGCTCAAGAGAACTGCAAGAGTTTTATTTGATTGCTACCAATGAGAGACTAAACAAACACTTCTTCAACATCAGCCGGCATCCTGAACTGCAATGGCTGTGTGCCACCACAGTGAGTCCAGACATGGGCACACCCAGACACAACTGGATCTCTCCCAAGAAGAAGGAAACAGGTGCAGGTGCAAGTGCTATCAAAAAACAACTGGCAGAGTTATTTCCCACATACAAAGAAGATGAAATAGCCATGCTGGCCTCAATGACCACAAAGAAAGAACTTGATCAACACATCCGAGACCATGGCCGAGACACTAAGTGAACTAACTTGCGGCTACTGCAAGAAAACATTTCGACGTGCAGAAAGTCTTGTGGTGCACATGTGCGAGCCCA